AAATATCTCAAAACAAGAGTAAAACGAGCAGTTGATTTTATTTTTAAGTTTGAAGAAAACTTAGCGAACTACTGCAAGAAAAAAGGTTATGATGGTGTGATATGTGGTCACATACATCATGCAGAGATAAAAGAGATTAATGGTGTAATGTACATGAATGATGGTGATTGGGTTGAAAGTTGTACAGCACTTGTAGAACATCACGATGGTCGTTGGCAGATAATTACATGGACACAGGAGAATGATAATGTTGCAGGATAAAATTACAATCGTTGTTCCATGTAAAAATGAAGAATCATATATTTTTCATTTGTTATATCATCTGAAGAAACAAAACATTGGTGACACAAGAATTATCATTGCTGATTGTTCTACTGATGATACAAGAGAAGTCATCAATTTTTACAAAGAAGATTTGAAATTAAATGTAGAAGTTATCGATGGTGGTCCAGTCTCTATTGCAAAGAACAATGGTGCTAGACTTGCTACCACACCATATCATGCTGTTCAATGGTGTGAATAAGATAATGAGTCGCAAAGTCCCATTTGCTGTTGGTGCATTCATGCTAACACGCCGAGATAAATTTGAACAGCTTGGCGGCTTTCCAGAAAAGTATGGCACCAGTGAAGATTTCTTTCTATCAAAAAAATATGATGTAAAGAAATTCAAGTTAGTCAAACACTACTTTGGTCAAGACAGCAGAAGATTTCAGAGGATGGGATACTTCGGTATGGTATGGTATCTCATAAAAAACTTCTGGAATAGAAACAATGAGAAATATTGGAATAACATAGACTATTCAAGATATTGGAAATAACAAATGAAAAAAATTACATTATACTTCGCCTTCATTTTATTAGTGTGTGGATTAAACACTAGTGCAATTGCTCAAGGTAAGCAGAAGGCAGGTGTTACATATGATGCGGTTATAACCCGTGTGATTGATGGCGATACAGTAGCATTTCAAGCAAACTTTTTGCCAGAACCCCTTAAAAAGGAATTGTCAATACGAGTGTTTGGTGTTGATACACCAGAAAAAGGTCACAGGGCACAATGCCCCTCAGAGGCTTCTAAAGGTGAAGCCGCATCATTATTTACAAAGACTCAAGTTAATGCATCAACTAAACGACAAGTCATACTCATGGACTGGGACAAGTATGGTGGTCGTGTATTGGGTGATGTTATTTTAGATGGCGGTGATGTTATTTTAGATGGCAAATCACTACGAGAAATGCTCATTCAAAAAGGTCATGCCCGTGAATATTATGGTGAAGCCAAACAGTCGTGGTGCAACTGATAATTACAATTGTTTCAAGAATGAGCGAAGCATCCATCCATGCTTATCATGGGCAGTGATTCTATCTTGCAAAGCATTAGCAACACCTTGTTCATTAGCGGCATTAGCGGCATTGTATGCATCATACAGAGATGCTCTCACAATGTCATTATCAGCAACTAATTTCATAACCATGTCACGGGCTGGTGGTACTACATTTTCATCTTGGACAGATGAAAGTTCTGCAAATCTACCAAGCGAACCAGGAGCATATGCATCTTGGCTACGAATCAATTCAGCGACTACATCTACAGCAAGAAAAAGTTCGTTGTATAAATTAGCAAAGAAGTCGTGAAATTGTGCAAAGAACATGCCCTACATCTACAGCAAGAAAAAGTTCGTTGTATAAATTAGCAAAGAAGTCGTGAAATTGTGCAAAGAACACGCCTTCAACATTCCAATGATAATTATGAGTTTTAAGATACATAGCAAAGGTATTTGCTTGCACACGCTTGAGAAGTTCAATTAGGTCCATGAAAAGTCCTTTAATTAAGAGATATAAGTATATTTATAAGGAGAAAGTATGCAGTTAAAACACACTTGCGAAAACTGCAATTCCAGTTTTAAAATTTCATATGTTGAGACAGAAACTGAGGATGACCCTCACTACTGCCCATTTTGCGGCGAATACATTATTGAGGATGATGATACTTTAACAGACGATGATGATAACGAATGAGTGGACATATAATGGTAATCTATTTACATCAGAACAAACTGAAGGTTTCTATGGGTTCGTATACCTGATTACGAACACTGAAAATAATCGAAAGTATATAGGTCGAAAGTATTTCACAAAAGCAAAAACAACTCAGCTAAAAGGTAAAAAGAAAAGGTCAAGAGTCGGCTCTGGATGGGAAGACTATTGGGGTTCTAATAAAGTTTTAGTTGAAGAGGTTGCAGTTCATGGTAAAGAAAAATACAGGAGGGAAATTCTACATCTATGCAAATCAAGGTCCGAATGCAGTTATATGGAGACTTTTGAAATCTTCAATCGTTCCGCTCTTTTGAGTGAGTCTTACTATAACTCATGGGTGACTTGTAAAATCCACAAATCTCATGTAATAGGAAAAATCGATGGCACGAAAACCAACAGCAAACAATGAATCGACAGCGGCCAAAACAACCAATCAATTCAAAACAACCAACCAACTAAAAATTAGAATTGATGACTTAAAAACATTTGACCCATTAACAGAGAATCAAAAAATATTTTTTGATGCATATCGTAGAGGTGATTATTTTGTAGCACTACATGGTGTTGCAGGTACAGGTAAAACATTCTGTGCATTATACAAAGCAATTGAAGAAGTTCTAGACAAATCTAATCCATTCAACAAAATCATTGTAGTTCGTTCAGCGGTGCAAAGCCGTGAGATAGGTCACCTTCCAGGTAATGTAAACGAAAAGATGGAAATATATCAGCAACCATACAGACAAATCTGTGAGACTCTATTCGGTCGCCGTGATGCATGGGACAGACTAGAAGAACAACATCACATAGAGTTCATCAGCACTTCATTCATTCGTGGTATGTCATTCGATGACGCTATCATTATTGTTGATGAGATGCAGAACATGACTTTTGAAGAAATCGATACCGTTATGACACGGGTAGGTTATCGTTCAAAAATCATCTGGTGTGGTGACTACAGACAAACAGACTTGAACAAGAAGAAAAACGATGTGTCTGGCATTCTTAAATTCTTTGACATTGCCATGCATATGAAAGCATTCACTAGAATTGAGTTTACCGCAGATGACATTGTTCGTTCATCATTGGTGAAAGACTACATCATGGCAAAATTGCAATACGAAGACAGAATTAACTGATTTCATGTTGCACTGCACAATGGATTACTATATAATGATATAGGTGCTCAATTGTGAGGCCCATTAATTAATCGTCTTAGGAGAAAAATATGTTCGCAGTAGATACATTCATCGACACCGTTCAAGGTGCAAAAAAATACTTTGTCAATACTTACATCACAGACAAAGAAATTCAAAAACCTCTAAATGCTTTCGTTGATACACAAACTGCTTTTGTTAAGCAAATTGTGAAGACTAATCAAGAGTTGACTGACCAGATACAAGCAACCCTAGAGAAGTTCGCAAAACCAGCAAAGGTATAAAGGCAAGTAGAGGATTGCTTTTACATACATAATAGTATGCAGAAAGAACCTCTATCTCTCATCTATCGAAAAATCCTTCAACAGGATATTCGTAAGACAATGAAAACTTGGAACCCAATCCTTAGAAACGGTTGGGTCATCAAGTTCTCTATCTACAGAGATGAGAATATTTTATTGTTGTTTACATCTAAGCATACAGGGCAGACCTTCATCAGGTACTTCAGGATGAAGAAAATGATGCAGTCACTTTTATCAATTTTGTGTGTGATGTATTAGATTCAAATAAGGTTCATTTAGAGAATTCAAAATAATACAATCTTAGTTGTCATTCTGAAAAGTGTTGCGTAAAAACAACACTTTTTTTTGTGCTTGACAATCCACCTATTGTGTGTTATAGTACACATTATGAAACCTTCACTAAAACCTCGCAATCTAGTTGCAAAAGATTTACGCACACCTAAATATCGCCAACGGGTAGAGTTGAGCGAGAAGGTGTACTCACGCCCAAAGAACAAACAAAACTATCAAAAGGAACTGCATGTCATTACATCCTAAACCTACCGATTACGATGGATTCTATTTTGTACCAGACCCGGAGGATGATGATAGCACACAGTTTCAGTATTTCACATTCAACAATGCTGAGACTAGAGGAATGAAAGTTAAGGGCAATGATTTTGGTGACCTGTACCATGTAATCCTGTTCAAGACCAATGATGACAATGTACCGATTCTTGATGCAAACTTTGAGGCAGTCTTCAGTGACCAAACTTTGAGGCAGTCTTCAGTGACCCAATTGTCTATGCCAAAAATTTATCTGACATGAGCATCTATGGTTGCATTCTAAGAAAGACCAACACTTCGCCCAATTGGATAAAAGATTACTTGACAAACTACACGGATCGTGTTAAGATGTATCTATCTGAATCTTAATGGAGATGTTTATGAGTACTGAAATTGTGTTTAAGGGTGAAGAAGAAAAGAATTGGCTTCGAGCCATATTGCAAGATGGTGTTGTGTCAATCACATTCACTAAAAAAGATGGTGATGAGCGAGTGATTAAGGCTACACTGAAAGAAGATTTAAT